ACGATCAATTTATCAAGTGGCAGAGGTTGTGGGAATTGTGCGTAGTTAATGTAAGTAACTGAATCATTTGGATCTAATTGCGGATACTGACCCTCTTTAATTGGTCCATCTACATCTGGATTATAAATAAAAGTCTGTGGTTCTTTTACTGCAAGAGTCTTTAGTACTAACTCATTAATTTTTTCTAAGCCCTTTCCGTATTGGGCTACCTTTTGTGAATAACGATTCATTAATGGTTGATACTGAATAGAAAGTGCTACACCAGAAGTGTTTGAAATTGGCTGAACTTGTCCAAGCGCAGTTTCTGGAATGTTCATAAGTTCGTGCATAGATCTTTTTAAAAGTTCTAAATACTTCAAGGCTCCGTCTATACCTTGAGCACCACCTTCTAAATTAAAGACTTGGGCGTCTTTTGGAAGACCGCCCCAAACCTTCTTTGCGCCCTTTTCTAAGTTAGAGGCTTTAGCACCCACGATTACCGTTACTGGTGATGCGTGGTAGTTAATGATGTCTGCAACATCAGTGCTAATTTCGTTATATGCACGGTTTATAGTGATGATGTCGTGTGCGTCCGAGAGACCCCACGGCGATCCTGAAACAGGAACATTAGGTATGTGAACTACAGGGATTACGCCAAGTGGATTTGGTCGTGAATCAATTAGTTCATCGTTGACATATTCTTCAATCATGTCATCGGTAAGAATTTCAGTGTAAGTAAATACTTGACGAGTACCTTCCAAAGATGTTCCCCAGAAACGATACTTTTGTTTAAATCTTAATAATCTTGTTCTATCATGTGGATGAAACTCTGGAAAACAGAATGAAGAGTTCATAGGAAGAATACGAACACGCCCAGGATGTAATAGGTTTGCAGAATCTGTCCAAGGTTCTTCGTATGCTACTTTAACAAAACAATCTCCAGTAATTCCGCCTTGCTGTCCCATTTCAAGAAGGACACGCATTTTGTCATTATCTACTTCCCAAACACGTTCCAACCTGTCAGGTACAATTGCCTCAGTCGCTTTTGGAGAACGAAAATGAACACCACGACCAAAGGTAAAACGAGACAAGTAATCATTAAAAGCCCGATAATAATTAACGGCAATTTGCATCTCACCTTGCTCACGACGATACCCCCAATGGTGTCCTAAATACATTGCCCAGTTGAGTGAATAACGGTTTAAACGTGGACCATGAACTTCAAATTCTTCATCGGCAAGTTCTACTAATCCAAGTGGAGAAATAGAAATAGTTAAGTCAGAAGATGCCGCTCTATACGACGGCGGACTAAAGTCCAAAAATGACATTACTTCTTGCCTTTATCTTTTTCTTTTGTAGATTTTTTTACTTCTTTTTTGTTTTCACGTTTTTTATTATCTGCGTTTTCTTGTTTTTTCTTTGCCATATTTGCACGACGACTTGCTTCAGTAGTTTCAATATATTGTCCACCTGCTTGTTGATACTTTTTACTAACCCAAGCACTTGCTCCTGGATTTGGATAAGAAGAGTACTTAGCCCGTGCTTGTGCAACAAACATTGCATACAATTTTGGGTTAGCAGGTTTACGCATTTACGTCTCCTCCGTAGATGACCAATCTCCGCTCATACCCTATAGCATGAGCGGAGTTAGGTGTTAATAAGTTACTAGTCGTTTACGACTGTTGGTGATTGACGCTCTGTGCGTCCACCTGAACGAGCAACTGTCTCAATCTGAGCGGCTGAGTAGTCGTTCATTGTTCCATGTGCAAACTCACCAAGATAAGTTGGTGCTTCTGCCCATGCAGCAGAACCTACATGTGCACGTTCTGCTAATGTTTCAGCAGCAGATTTTGTATGAACTGGAGCATTACGGTTTGGACGACCAGCCGCAGTGGCAGATCCTTGTTCCATTCCTAATTGAAAATCATTTGGAACATCAGTATCAGTTGCAATACCTTCTTCGAAACGAAGTGGTCCACGGCGAGTTGCATTGTCTGCACCCTTGCGCTCATAAACCTGTGGTGCACGCTCTGGGAAACGAGGTGCTGGTGAAATTGTCATTTATGACTCCTTAAGGATTGATTTGGGAAAGGCCTTTTCCTTGGTAATAGTTTCCACCCTTTTTAGGCTTTTGTGTGGTTTAACTAGAAAAAAGGATTGCTAGAAGTAACAACTTCTGGCATAACTAAATCTTGTGTTAAAGAACATGCTATGCCTAAACTATCCACAAAGTCATCATGGGCGTATGATTCATCAGGTGCAGCCACTAAAAAATTTGGACCCTTATATTGAACCTCAGCATCAACCATCTGTTGATAAAACCGTTTCCAAGTCCGAAGTCGTCGAGTCTTGGCATGAGCAGGCCAAGAAATCATCTGACGTTGAATTAAAGCCTGCAAATGTTTCCACCTTTTGGATTGCTCTGAAGGACTGGATGTTATAGGCATTACTTCTGCTCTTGGTAATAAAAGTTTTAAACGTTGAGCAACTGCGTCACCTACACCGTTAGCGTCTACACCAACTGCTAACACATCATAATTACTTAAGAAATTAACAATTTGAAAATATTGTTCTTCCCAATCATCGCCTTGTAGTTCTAACCAGTTAAGGATTCGATGATCAAAATAACCAAACTCGTCAGGACGATCCCAATCAACCCAAACAACAGTAATAACTGTACTGTCAGTTTTACGAGCAGGGTCAATGCCGACAACAACTGGGGTCTTGTGCCATACCTTAACAAGTTCTTGAGAAGTGTCCCCCAAGTTGTCCATAATCGTAGAAGTAACAAACATACCCCTCTCTAGTAACCACTTGCAGTTATAAGACATCTGAAACTCATCGGACTCTTCTCCAATACGTAACATTTCTTTACGAATAAATTTTTCATAATTTGGATTAAATTTTGATACATCTTTCCAATCCCATTGAAAATGATTTTGTCTATTACCTTTAGTAGTTTGTCTTCTACGGTTTAATTGAATAGATCTATAAAAATTATTCTTACTTGTAGTTGGAGTTCCTGTTTTAACCATAGTTCCTGCATAGTATGCAAGCATAGGAGAAATAGATTTAGATACAACAAAGTCGTCTGCTTCTTGACATTCATCAATAACAATTAAATGGAAAGACTTAGATTCAATTTTTGCACGAGGGTTAGCAGTCATCATAGTAATTGTTGAACCAGATTTCTTTAATTTAATTTGACGAGTTACTCCACCAACTCGAATTGCGGAGTCATCGATTTCAACATCACCCATAATATCTACGGCTCTTTCTGATGTTAAACGTGTTACAGCACGACCAAATAATGTTTCAGCCTGTGATTCCGTAGGAGCAAATAGACCAACCCATACTCCATCTTTAAATTTACCTAATAAATCTGGGTATAGTTTTGCAAGACGTGGAAGTAAAATCATTAATGTTGCTACAGTGTCTGCAACAGTTTCAGATTTACCTGACTGACGTGATGCTAAAGCAGTTACTTCTTCGCCATCATTAATAATAACTGATTCCATAATACGACGTGCTAAAGGTTTTTGATACGGGTGTAAATCATGTCCTACCAAAACTTTTAAAAAGTCCATTATTTTATCAATTAATTTATTTACAAATTGTTGAGATAATTCATCTAATTGTTCTTCAAAATTTTCATCTACAGGTGTTTCATCAGTTTGATAAAACTCAGGATTAATTTCCTCAAACTTATCTTTATCGTATCCAGATTCCATAGTGTCCTTATTAAATAGCGAAACCCATCACTAGGATGGGTTAACGCCTGACCTGTAAGAGAGTAAGACAGTTAATCATAACACAGTTTTGGAACGTCGTTTTAATTCTCTAGCAATTGCTTGGAATGCTTCAGCACCCATAAGAATTTCATCAAGGTCTGATTCACTCTGCTGTCTTTGCCAAATTGTAATATGTTTGCCAATTGTGTACATCGACTGCTCCATCCATGAGATCAAATCTGGAGTAGGGATTGTTGCCACCCGCTTCTCTATCCGAGTCTGGGGCTGGTGTCCAACCTGCTTCTTCTGAAAAATCTTCATAAGTTAAATCCCGCCTTTCTAATGCCAAGTTTAATGCTTCCTCCTCTGTTCTAGTACCTTCCCATTTGCCAAGGGCCAAGGCCTTATACCTTGGTAATCGTACTATATAAGGAGTAGATGTCCTATATGGCGGCTCTATCTCTTGCGTCCAGCCACGAACTATAACCTTGAACCCCCACTTAAATGGAAAGTTAGTTAATTGGACAAAGTATTTAGATCCGATGTTATGCACCTTTGGCATTGTTACCTACTCTTTGGTCGTTTTGTATTCTGTCTCTTTGTTCCACTGTAATTTTGTTTGCCTTGATTCTTTAATTGTAGTGCACGAGTTAACCTATACAGAGATTGACGTGCATATGAAGGAAGGCTATTTACATTTGCTGGACCTCGTGGGTGATAATCTAACTCTTGATAAATATATTGACCCTTTGAGATACGGGCTTTAAATGCCTGCCATTGAACTGGGCTCACCTCGTAGTAGTTATAAAAGGTTCCATCACGAAATACTACAGTAATTACTTCACGGCTCTTGTCATATCCAGCCGCAACTGTGCGTGGACGCTCTGGATTGCTTGTAGAAGTTGGTACAACTGATAGTGGTGCTGGTTCATCAGATTCACCATATTGAGGACCTTGTTCACCAGGAACAATTAATTCACCAGTATCCTCATCAACATCGTATGATTGACGATAGATAGAACGATCAACAAATTGACCTTGCGAATCTACATAGTAGACATCGCTATCTAATCCTGGCGCTAATGCTTGACCTGCTAAATTTCTAGAAGATGCAGTTTTTGTTGATTGGGGATTGTAATAATTCATTGATTCATTAGCATTTAATAAAGATATAGTTTCAAAGAACTCGCCTTTAGATGCGGCGGTAGGTAACCCTGAAAATGGACTCTGTCCTAAAACATTAAACATTCCACGGGTTTCCTTTTTAGAAAACCCGTAGACAGAACCTGCTCCTATTGCTTGCTGTAACTCCTGTGCAGACGGAAGAGCCGCTTTTTTACCACGGGCTGATCCCCCGCCTGCTACACGAGCCATATTAACTATTTACTTATGCCCAAGGTGTAACAGTTACTGTTGCACCAGGTACTACGCTGTTTTGTGCTGCTGCAAGTGACTGAGTCTTAATTGTTGCTGTTGCACCAGTTAATCTAGTTCCAGGTGTAATAGCGCCTGTATCTGCAACTGTCCATCCTGAACCTGCAATAATAAGCGTGGTTCCTGAACCACCAGTTATAGTCCAAGTACCAACAAGTGCTGTTGGAATACCTGTACCTGCTGCAATAGTTACCTTAGTACCTACAGGCCATGTACCTGTTCCACCAGAAACATATACCGTTGCTGCAGTAGTAGCAGTTACGTTAATACGAGTTGGTTGAGTAGCAGTGTTTGTTGCACCTGATGCAGTGATAACAGTTAATGAAGCATCCTTCATTGCGTCAACTGCAAGTGCTGTTGTAAATCCAAGTACTGAAGGTACTAGTACGTAGTCAGTTGTTCCGACTACATCTTCGCCTGCTGTATTTGGTGAATATTGTGGATAACCATTCCAACCTGAAAGAGCGTTGATGTGGCTGTCTAATGCTGGGTCTAAACGATTTGCTAATGCATCTGGGCGAGCATCGTTTGGTTGCATTGGCATATTTCCATATACAAAGTCAATTGCGACCTCACCTGCGGTATCAAGAAGATTACCGTTGTTATTTGTAGCCATTGTTCTTCTTTCTCTAGAGAGTAATTGTTCACCTCATGCGCTTAGAGGCGCATCAAGTCTACTTAAAATCCTCACAGTTATGGTCTTCAAGTTCGATTGTTTCTAGGATAGAGTCACAATCTCTACATTTAAAGAAACGAACATCATCTAGAGCAACATGCAAAGAATCTGAGTGGTATTCGCTCTGATCCATTTGAGGTTCAGCCAAAACCTCTGGAGGAAAAGGTCCTCTAGGACTATGGGAAGATTTTGGAACATAATGACCTTGTACCGCAAATTTGCGAATAAGTTTCATTTATTGTTCCGACTTTTTTGAAGCCTTCTTAACTGGTTTAGGTTCTTCTGGCATTTCAGATAGAGTTACAGCAAGAGTTTCTAACGCACTCTCTTTTGCTTCTTTAAATTCTGTTGTAATTTTTAATAAACCAGCACGTCTTCTGGCATCTAAAAATTTTGGTAAATCTTTACCACAATAAAATATAGAACTATTTTTTGAAATTTGATACTCATACATTGCTTCTTTATCGCAATTAGCACATTTCATTTACCACTCCAATCCGTGAGAGAATTTTTTACTCTCTGTGTCTACATCTGCTCCGCCACCCATTGGTCCTGGACGAGATGGTTCTGGGAATACCCTAGAGAGTTGTTCTTTCATTTGTGGGTCAACCTCTGGATGATCTGAAAGATTTTGGGCTTTAGTCCAAAACTCTGGAGGATACATTCCAAAGTTTCTAAGAATTTGTCCATGAGTTTTAATGGTTGGATTACCAGCAACTTTTACAGCAAAATTTAAAATCTTTTTATCAATAGCAGATAGAGAAGCCTGACGAGAATTATACCCATCATTAAAGTCGTTATATGATTTATGACCCTTATCAATTGCCCCAGCCATTATTGCGGTCTCTTTCCGCCCCTGTTCTTTTTAACAGGAACTCTTCCTGGCTTTTGAGTAGTTGGCATCTTAGGAGTATAACTTGCAGAGATACCTCCGTGTGTAACAGATACCTGTGCTCCTGGTTGTGCAAATCCTTGAATAGTGTTTACAAAATGAGTTGCTCGTTCGTGCTTACCTTGTTCTGCTCTTTCAGAAAGACGAGCCTGTTGTGCTGTATGTTTTTTAGTTGCTTCATAATTAACCGCCCCCATCATCACAGCATGTTCAATGTTTGATGCTTGATGCATGTCTCTTTCTTGACGAGGGTTAGAAACTAATTTTTTACTTGCTTCTAATCCCATTCTAAATATATTAGGACCGCTGCCAATTTGATAAGTCATGGATCTATCATCCCCTATATCTTTTGGTCAGGCTTGGTAACTGACAGAGATTCTTCAATATTAATAAGACGTTCGCCCATCTCTACAAAGGCTTCCATAAGGATTCCCTGGTTATCATATAATTTATTTACTATATCTTTAGTTGATTTTCCACCATTACTGGAAAGTTCTCCATCAAGGCGATTTAATCTTTCCATTACTCCTGCAGTACGATCTCGGCCTGGAGACTCCTCTTCTCCAGACCAATCTCGTTTAAAATCTTCAAACCAAATCATGAAATGTTCAAACTTATCTTTGTAAGGTTGGATTAATTGACGAAGTCCTAATAGGGCTGCGGTTATAACTCCAATCGTTGCAAAGATAGTAATTATCATGTTATTGGTCATCCGACTTGTTTGCCTTTCTTGAAGTTACTTCTTAGCGCCTAATCCGTAGGACGCATCCTTTGGATTTAACGCCTTGGCTAATGGGCCAAGAAGACCAGCAACAAAAGCATTTGCTAAAGTCTTTGGGTCAGTAATACCGCTCATATATAAAGCGGCAACTGCAGCAAGTGATGCACGTAGGTACGTGGCTGCTGCTGCTTGTAATGCTTTCTTATCCATACTTCTCCTTACAAAATGCCCAACCTCGGAGTAAATAGTCTCTTAATCTTCTCGATTACGCAGTGGATACGTAATTGCCCATGCAATTAAAGTTCCAATAATTGCGTATCCAACGATAGTTTTTGCACTTCCATCAAGTACAACCCAAGCAATGAACATTCCTAGGAGTGTCCATAATTGGTCAACCATATCTTTTAGTAGTTTCATCATTTAGCACGTCTCCTAAACGTTCTCTTTGGTTTGTCATTACTAGCAGCAGGACCGCCAGTATTTCCACCACCTTTTGGTGTTGTTCCCCCCGTTGTAGTTCCTGCTGCACTAACAGCAGCATTTGTTGCCGCAGTAGTAGCAGCACCTGTTGCTGCCATTGTTGCTGCATTTATAGCGGCTTGTCCTGCAATAACTGCTGCAACAACAATTTTTTCTGATTCTTGTCTTTCTTCGATTGACATATCAGCACCGATGTTTAACACTGCAGTTAATGCCTGACCTGGATCATTTAAAACTGCTCCAATAAAT